GGCAGCCGAAAAGGCTCAGAAAGCCGCAGAGGATGCTGCAGAGCTGGCGGGAATGCGGGCCAATACCGATAAGACCCTGAGCATCGAAAACGCCCCTGCCGACGCAAAGGCTACCGGTGATGCTCTGGCGGGCAAAGCAGACTCCGTCGATCCACATGATCTTTTTATTCCAATTACGGGGTGGCAGACAGACACAGAAGTTGCAGAGTACCCGCATTACATTGACATTACAGCAGACGTTACGTCCACGACTGTGGTATCTGTCAGCATCGACCCTGCAAGTGCAGACGTAGCCGGTAAAGCTATGCTTGTAAACCCCGAAACTCGAGCCGGAGCTATCCGTATCCGTGCGCACAACATTCCGACTGCGGAAATTTCCGCCCGGTGGTATCCCATCAAATATGGTGGCCAGTTCTATGGCGACGGCTCCATCTATTCCAATTTCCTGCTTGCGGCACATCCTGTGGGTAGTATCTATCAGACCATCAGCCCGGAAAACCCGGCTGTGACTTTTGGCGGCGGCACATGGGAAAAGATTGCGCAAGATAGGGTGTTAATGGGTGCAAGCGACACGCACCCGGCTGGTACGACGGTTGAGGCAGGTTTGCCGAATGTTAAAGGCACGTTTATTGCCGCACTTCGAGATGGCTTTACTAACGATTCACATACTAGAATAACAGGAGCTTTCTACGAAAACGGCACAACTACTGGAGAGAACGGCTATAACAGCATCTCAACAAATGTCGGTATTCCCTCCGGTGGTGCGCCCTTCGGATTTGATGCCTCCCGTTCCAATTCCATTTATGGTCGTAGCACTACCGTCCAACCCCCGGCATACTTTACTTACACTTGGCTTCGTACTGCCTGAAAGGAGAAACAATGGCACTAGGAGAAATCAAAAATGGCATTGGCCCTGATGCCTATGCTATCTATCAGCAAGTCATTGCGGCGGTAGTCGAGCGAGACCACCCCGTGGGCAGTCTGTACATCAGCGACGACCCCACATCCCCGGCAAGCTTTATCGGCGGCACATGGGAGCGGATTGAGGGCAGATTTATCATGGGTGCAAGTGATACCTACCCGGCAGGGAGCACAGGTGGTAGTGCGACGAAAACCATAGCTAAAACAAACTTACCTAATGAGAAAATTTTCGTGTATTCATTATACACGAAAGGTTCTGAAGGAAGAGAATTTGATGCTGTATCACTCTCATACACACACAGCGATGGAAGCGGTGATTTTTCGCGTACAGGAATAACAGACCCACTAGGTGATAGTACACCGCTTGACATATTACCTCCCTATTACTCCGTGTACATCTGGCGCAGAGTAGCATAACCGAAAGGAGACCTTATGGCACTAGGAGAACTCAAAAATGGCATTGGCCCTGATGCCTATGCTATCTATCAGCAAGTCCTTGCGGCGGTAGTCGAGCGAGACCACCCCGTGGGCAGTCTGTACATCAGCGAAAACGCAACCAGCCCTGCCGAGCTTTATCGGCGGCACATGGGAACGAATTGAGGGCAGATTTATCATGGGCGCTTCCGATACCTACCCGGCAGGGAGTACGGGTGGTAGTGCGGAGCATACGCAGGCTGCAAACGAAGTTGGCTTACACAGTCATCCCATCGTTGCACCGATTTATGGACAAGTTCTATACGGAGGGTCTGGTGTGTCAGGGGACATTTCTGGCCGTGCTTATGTTGCTTATAACACCGGAAACAACGTGGCAGATGCAACGGCCTTTGTTGCACGTGAATCCTACACTGATCCGAAGCCCATGGACATCCTCAACCCCTACTACTCAACGTACATCTGGCGGCGTGTCGCCTGAAAGGAGACCTTATGAAAATCATCGACAGCAACGGCAACCCCATCGAAGCCCCCGACCTGACGAAAGGCTACCTCAAGCAGGAGACCCAGACCATCCATCACGATGCTGTGGCGGGCGTGGAAGAGGTCAGCCATTACGAGACCATTGCCGAGTACCCAAACGGCGGCAAGGACGTGAAGAAAATTATCGATGTGCCCGGCGTGGAAGCAAAAGACGCTTGGGACGAAGAAGAGCAGGTGCAGGTGTACCACTTGTACACTGCTGAGGAGCTGGCTGCGCAGGAAAAGGCCCGCAAGGAAGCAGAGGAAAAGGCACAGCTGCCCACCGCAGAAGAGCGCCTTGCTGCTCTGGAAGCGGCTATGCTCGACCTTCTGGCCGCGCAATAAGGAGGATGTTATGGTTTTGTTCTATGTAACCCAAATCAAGCTGCACCGCTTTGACGGCGCTTTTACCATTGACAACGTGCCTGACCGGTACAAGGATGCCGTGATGAAAAAGCTGACGGAGGATGGATTTTATGAGGTGGAAAGTGATGCTTGACTTCCTGCGGGATATCTTTTCTGCCCTCTCCCACGCTGCCGGTGACAGCGCCGACAAGGAAGAGCCTGCTCCTGCACCGGACGTGCCCACTGTGGACACCGTGACCGGGTGGGCGGGTGAGCCGCCTTACCGGTACATTGACGTGAGCCGTTATCAGGGCACCATCGACTGGGCACAGGTGGCAGCGGCAGGTTACAAGGGGGCCATGCTCAAGACGGTATCCACCAACAGCAAGCTGAGCAAACGCAAGGACGGGCTATACGTCGACCCGACATTTGAGACCAACTACTGCAACGCCAAAGCGGCTGGGCTGGACGTGGGCGTATATTACTACACCTACGCCACCAACAAGGACATGGTCAACGCAGAACTTTCCCTGCTGCGTCAAGCAGTCTATGGAAAGGAGCTGACCCTGCCTGTGGCTGTGGACGTAGAGGACAACAAGCTCGTCAGTCTGGACAAGCAGGCACTGACCGACCTGACCGCCTATGCTCTGCACGAGGTGGAACAGATGGGCTTTTATGCCCAGCTCTACACCTACACCAGCTTTGCAAAGGCACATCTCTTTGTGGGCGGTGCGGCTCTGCATCCTTATGACGTATGGCTTGCCGACTACACCGGCAAGACCCCGAAGGTGGATTTCAAGTACAATGCCCACCAGCACACCAGCAAGGGCCGTGTGCCGGGCATCTCCGGCAACGTCGACCTCAACGTGACCACACTCAACTACCCCCGTATCATCCGCAAGAAGGGTCTGACCCGTCTCCGGGAGGGCGCATGAGCGATGCAATCATCGTAGCCATTATCACCGGCGGTCTGAGTCTGATCGGCGTGATCGTCTCTAACATCCACACCGCCCAGAGCATGGATGCCAAACTGGACAAGCAGCAGGCTGTGACCGAAACCAAGCTGGAAGAGCTGACCCGGGAAGTTCGAACACACAACAATTTCGCCCAGCGCATCCCGGTGCTTGAAGAACAGATGAAGGTGGCAAACCACCGCATTGCAGACCTCGAAAAAGAGAGAGGAGAGTAATACATGGCAACAATCAATAACATTTTGAGCGTCATACCCACCCCTGTGGCCCTCGTGCTCATGCTGGGCGGCTTTGTGTTTTACGCACTGGGCTGCATCCGGCTGGGCTATGGTGCCGCTGTCAAGGGCACTGTGCTTGACCTGATAGAGCAGGCAGAGCACGAGATCCAGGGCACAAAGCGCGGCGCAGAGCGCAAGGCGTGGGTGGCGCAGATGCTCCGCATGGCCCTCAACGCCAGCAAGTGGGGCAGACTTATCAGCTGGGCCATCACCGATGAAACAATCGGCACCGTGATTCAGTTTTTCTTTGACCGCATGAAAGCGGCCTTGCAAAATCAGTGAGGTTTTGACTATGAGTAGCATTACGCACGCACGACATTGGTTAAAACAGGCCATTTTTACGAATGAAGTCCGCCTTGACGGCGAAGCGGTGACAAAATGTCACCGTTTCGCCAGCATTGGCAATATGGTGCGCAACGCTGGACAGTTGCCGCAGCCTTTTTGGCTCGGTGCTGCCTGTGGCGGCGGCTCGTGTAGTGCTGCCCCCTGCGCTGCAAGGGCTTGACCGACAGCAGATGACCGCCGCTATCAAAAGCGCACCGCTTGGGAGGGTAGACCGTAAGATAGCCTTACTGCGGTACGTTGAGCGGCTATGTTGTGCGGACATTGCAGCGCAGACGCATTACAGCCGGACGGCGATAGGCTACCGGCTGAAAGGCATTGAAAAAATGCTGAGTGCGTGATATAATAACTTTGTCTAGGGATTAGTTTTGAGCTTTTGCTCTGGCGATTCAAAAAAGCGGCAGGTTTTCAGGTCTGCCGCTTTTCTTTTTGCACGGATTGTGGTATAATTATCTCAACAAATCCACCCGGCCTCTCGAAGAAGCGCATTAGGGTGGATATCTGAACCCACTAAGCCTCTCAACGATGCGTATCATGGTGGGTCTTTTAAGATGATACAGTCTCCCGCCCGCTTACTTACAGTGCGTACCATGCGGGAGACGCCTTTAGACTTGAAAGGCTACGGCCTTTGTAGAGAGCGGCATTGCCTGTGGGCGGTTCCGCTCTTGATTTTAGATTTTGCCGTTTTGGCGGCATAAAAGATCCCCTGCTTTGCCGAAGCCCTGCGTGCCACGCGGGGTACTTTGTAGGCAAAGCGGGGGATTTTTTGCAAGTAAAACGTTCAAACTTTCTATTTTGCATCATTTTATATAAGTATATTTGTATCTTTAAGCGTTCATGCGGATTTTTCTGTGTGGGCGCTTTTCTTTTTTGTCCTTCGTTGTACCTTCGTTGTCTCTTCCAGCGGTTTAAAAAAGTACACTGGGCGCAAAGGGAGGGGGTGCCATGTGGCACAGGTTTAACCCAAACCCGCGCGGGAGCAGCGTCGGGGACTGCGTAGTGCGGGCGGTAGCTGCGGCCACCGGTCAAAGCTGGGAGCAGGCGTATATTGCGCTGGCGCTCACCGGCTACGCCCTCGGCGATATGCCCAGCGCCAACCGCACATGGGGCGCGTACCTTCAAAAGCGCGGGTTCAAGCGCCGCATGGTGGAAGCGGATTGCACCACCTGTTACACCGTGGCAGATTTTGCCCGGGAGTA